GCAAGAAGGACTTGCAGGTTTTCCAGTTGTTCTCTTTTGGTTGTCATAAACGTTTATCTCCGCATTAGCATTTCCATCATTCGATCAAGCTTGCCGTTGATTTCCTTAACGGTCGTTTCCAACCCGCTCATGCGGTTTTCAACGGCTGTATCGCGTTCGCGTTGCGTAGCCAGTTCGACTTCAATCTTTGTAAGACGTTGTTCGTCAGCGTCCAAACGGTCGGAAAACTTCTTTCCTATCCATCCGAATACGCCAAGTACCACGGCAAGAGCAGTGTCGAGAAAGTGTGATAGTTCTTCGGTCATTAGACGCTTATCTCCATGACTGTTATTGTAGAAAAGAGTTTTCCGCCTAACTTAGCTCCACCGCTTTCCCCGTTAAACGTGACGGTTCCAGAATTTACGTTTCCTCCGCGCATCTTAAACGTAATTGCCGACGTTGTTCCTGCCGTCATTACGTGTGTCAGTGTGTGACTGTTTCCGTTATTTGCCGTGTCTGACGTTGCCCATGCAGCGGCTAAAGCGTCTGCTGTGGAGTCTTGAAATAACGCAATGAAACCCGCTTGTGTTCCTGAGTCTTTCGTCATTTGAATATTACTTGTAATAAACAGCTTACTGGTAGCGCTCGTAGGCGTAATAGACACAGTAACAACTTCGGCTCCCTCCGTATTTTGAGGAATCGTGTTGTCATTGACCATTAACGTAGTCGTGGTTACCACAGCGCCGTTAGAACCGTGAACAATCTGTTTGATACCGCTTACGTTCGTCAAAGCCGATCCGTCAACGGCAGGTAGCTTCGCGCTTCCGTCCAGTTGAACTACGTTGTTTGCTGCCGTTCCAAGCGTGCCAGTTAGGTATGTGGAACCTGCGTCTACGTCTGATACCATTCGTGAGTGTGTCTGTGTAATTGCCATATATAGTGGTGTTTAAGTATTAAAGTTATGCTGTGTATATAGCCCCTTACCCGATGACGACTACCTTGATGTATTTGGAGATGAAGGCAGTGACGCTTGCAGCTCCAGCACTACTTGCATCCAAATATCCGTCAGCTCCCAGTTGAACTACGCAAGTTGTCGTTGAGAGGTCTGTAACCGTAGCTCCTCGTCCCGATCCGCCTCCAGTGCTTAAACCGTTTACAAGTTGCGGGTTTGTTCCGTCCGAAGCTGCGCTTACCCAAATTTGAACTTGTACGTCATCCGTCCCCAAGCTGTGGGTAATGGTGTGCGTACTACCATTTGTAACAGTTACGCTTCCATGGGTCGCAGCCCACCCCGTCGAATACTTGCCAGTAGCTCCGATAGAAGAATACTCCAAATCAGTTCCCGCAGAATTGACTTTTAGGAAGGTGTTTGCTGCCCCTATGTTGACTAAAAGCGGAGCGCCAGTTGAATTGTAACTTAGTATGTCTCCTCTGGTTCCGTGCGCCATCGCGCTTAATCCTACGGCGTCGTCGGCTATCGTTGCAGCCGTAACAATTCCGTTAGCTGCTGCGGTTATCCGTCCATCTTCGTCTACGGTAATATCAGCTTTAGTATAGCTCCCTGCCGTAACAGTAGTATTTTCTAGCTGCGATCCAGTAATCGAGCCAGTTATGACCTTGTGACCATCCAAACTTATGATCTTACTACTCGGAATGGAGTTTGCGATCAGTTTGTCTTCCGTGATTGATGCATTTGCAATCTTACTCCCGCTAAGTGAGTTATCGACAATATTGGAACCATCTACAGCGCCAGTGGCTACAGGAACGGAATACCCGCGTTGTACGACAACGATGTTGGAAGAACTTGGAGGAGCGCTTGTAAAGGTTATGGTGTTGGCGTCAGCATCAATCGTATAAGCGACTGTAGGTTCTTGAAGTACCCCGTCGATTGCCACTTCGTACATGGTGTCGCCATCGAGCGTAATACCAGAACCAAAGGTAAAGACAGTACTACCGTCCCCCGTAAAGGTCGTCTTGGCGGATACTGTGGAAGAACCTGTGACCGTGTTCGTTATCTGGGTGTCTATGTAATTTTTAGTGCCAGCGTCTTGAACGGCTGTAGGATCGGCAAGGTTAATGATGCGTAAGTTCTTGGCATCCCATTGCGTACCTCCTACGGCTGTTTGCAAGGAAGCTTCGTTCAGCTCGCCTATTTCCTCGTTCAAGTACAAGTTATGCAAATACGACTTGTCCAGCTCGTCCTCGGTCAATACCGAACCGTTGGTAAAGTCAACGAAAGGATTGCTCGAATCGGCGTTTGAATCGCGCTTTACTCGGACGACTTGTCCAGCAGTTGCTCCCGAAGTCAGAACGATCTTCTTGGAAGGCGAGGTCACTATCGTGTAGTGGGTCGTTATTGTCTTTACGACGCCGTCAATTTCGACAACGACGTGTGAGTCTTCGAGGTACGGAAACGAAAACGCGAAATCCGTTTGCGCAGCCGTTGCGGTGTAATCGACGTATGTATTTGCCATAGTTATATGTTTCTAAGTTGTTACTGATTGAGAAGTGATAGGACGCTTGAATGGTCAGCGCCTTGCCTGTATTGCCTTTTGGCTCGCGTGACTTGATCGTAGTATTGCGAGAGTTCTGGAAACTCGTTCATAGCGGAGTCCAAGGCTTCGTTACGATACTTGGTCAACAAGCTGTTTATCTTTTGAATGCGAGGACTAGGTAATCCAGGTTCCGATTCCTGTGGTAGTCTTTGGTAATTTCTTGATTTGATAAGACGAGACAACGCTTGTTTAAGCGTACGTCCCCCGATCTGTACTGATTGAAGAAGCTCTAACCTACGGTCGTGAGCCGTTTGTCCGCTATCGTTCGTATATTCCAACAAATCGATAAGACCTCCGTAAGTCGATCTAGGCTCTCTAAAAGCGTGATTGAGACTAGCCATCTCCGTTAAGACTGGATCGTTCTTAACCGTGCTGTAAGCGACTGGATTAAGAGCGCCGATAAGAGGTAGGTTTTCTATCATCACGGATTCGCCCAAAACGTTTCGCTTAGGATCGAGGTTGTCCCGACCTCCAGGGATTTTGTTAAGGAAAGCATCCGCAAAGCTTCTGACTTCACGAGCTTCTTGCGTTCCAGTTCCGTATTGGACCTGACTAAAGAAACCGCTAAAGGGAAACCAAGAAGACCCGAAGTTTCTGAGCAAACGGTCGCCATAACGTTCTGGATCGGACAAAGCGTTGGTGAACATTTGAACACCTGCAAGATACGACTTGTTCGTTACGTTCCTGACGAGCGTTAATGACAAGGCTGAAAAGACCCGATCAATTGCGCTTTGGTCAAAGTTCTTGGGCGAGCGTAACCCGTGGTCTACCATGTCGGCTGCGACTCCCAATAACGTTCCGACTGGGTCGAGACGTTGGTAGCTGTAGTAAGTATCGTTAATCTTAATGCTGTACGGTTTCCACCCAGTCGCTTCCAAAGCTTTCTTTTCTTCTGGGTTCTTCGGTCCGCCGCCTGTAATGTATTCACGACTGTTCCAAGCCATATCCACCATTAAGGCAGTCATTGCGGTGCTTGTCGCCATTTTACCTAGGGCTTGCGCTTTTGCTATCGGATCGTTGCCTTTAATGTCTTTGTAGAACTTTTCCCTCGCTGATTTAAGAAACGGAAAAGGAATGTCCTTGTCAGATTTTAATCCCAAGGCGGACCAGTCCGATGGTTTTGAGGGTATCATTCCCAACGGAGTTCTTTCAAACGCATACGCCAAGATGTTAGTAGGAGTACGTACAAACGGCATGACAAAACGCAAAGGTGACCAAGTCTGTTGAGCGCCTTGAATCGCAGCGCCTAGCGTTCCCTTGTCCAAGTCTTTGGTAAACGTCAGATAACGCGACTCTTCCAATGCAAAGTCAGCAAGCGCCGAAGCGCCTTCCTTTGTGTTGTCTTGGACGTGTTGCGAAACAAATGCAGCTTGTTCCTTTGAGTCGGTTATGCCCTTGGCTTCTGCCATTTGCGTACCTTCACGAATTAAAGACTCTTCAGAGTAGTGGCGACCACCAGAAGTAATGACGTCTTCCAAACCTTTTTCGATGTATTCGGCTAGTTGTTTAGGATCGGTCATTCCTTGTTCCATGCCTTGCATAGCAAGTTTGAAACGTGCAGCTCTGCGGTAATTCAACTGCTTGAAGAACTCGTCAGTAGTCATCAACAAACGAGAAGGCGTACGTAAAAAATTACCAGCCCATTCTATCGCTTTGTAAAACCTTGGGTTGTCAGTTAATCGGTCAGGGAATGCTTCTGGCGTTATGGCGTCTGAACGTCCTTCGTTAAAAGCTCTGGCATCTGGATCGAGTAAGTTCTCTCGACTTTTCCACGCTTTCCCCGCAAAAGACATGGCTTCTCTAAACATCGACATGTCCGCCCACGATGCAAAAGCTTGGCGGGTGACTTCGAGATTGCCAGTCATAAGTCCTCCAGCAGCTGCTTCAATCGTCGATAGAACGGACGTCAGCGTGTTACCAATGATGTTAACCATTTGAGTGCGAGGACCGCTCAGTATGCTGTTGATCCAATACTCGGCAGGCATGTCCAAAAACTTTCGTCCTTGGGTTTTTCTGGCAAGCTTGAACATTCCGTTTATACTTTCGACAAGGTTGTCTGGATCAACGCCTTCTTCAATCGCAGAAACGATCTTTTCAACGTTCATCTTACCGTTTTCATTTACGAAGTTCTTACGGATTCCTTGAGCTTTCATCTCCGATTCAGTCAAACCAAGCTTACGTCGTCCCATTTTCTGACGTCTGTTTCCAAGCGTAAGCGAGGTTTCACGACCTAAGCGGAAGTACTGTTCGGAAAATCCTACGACCTCTTGAAATATGTTTTTAAGATTCGCAGTAGCAACGTCTCCGCCTCCAGACTCTCTATACGCTTTCGCAGCTTCGTGTAGCTTACTGACCAAACCTTCGCCTATTTTCTTGTAAACGGTCGCTTCCAATCGTACCTGCTTTTGGTTCTCAACGGTTTGTTCCATGTTTTTGAAGCGGTCGGTAATGGTATTATCGCCGAAGTCTACGGGTAAACCCGCTTCGGCTTCCTCTTTCATCCGCTCCATTGTTTTACGATCAGACGCTACTTCAGCTCTTAACGCTTCGATAAACGAATGTTGTTGATCGGTTGTCTCAAACCTTGGAAGCGTTACTGTCTCGCCTCTAGTTATAGCTTTGGCGATGCCAGCATGTTCGGGAGATACCTCGTCGGCAAAGTCCTGCATCTTCTTAACGTCGCCAGTACCCAAAGGTCCGCTGCGTTGTTTCTTAACGTTCCGTTGCTTGACGAAGTCGTTGAATATCTTTTGCCTTTGATCGATTCCAAGCTTCGACTTAACGCTGGCAAACATGTCCTTGAGCATGATGGCGATTTCCTGCGCAACTCGTTTGAACGTTCCTTGCGGAGCTAGAGCGTCGTCAGCGTCTAACTTGGAAAGAAAAGCATCCGTCATCTCTTCTGCAAAGTATTCGTCAATGTCGGAGTAACGATAATTGTCGTCGCTATAAGTACCCTTCTTAAAGTCTTCTACGTCTTTTCCAGTGCCTTTTAAGTACTTGTTACGCTCGCGTGTGAACTGCGCTTTCAAACGACCCAAGTCTTTATTAGGTAGGTTTCTACTAAGCGAGTGCCAGAGTTCGTGAACGCCAGTTCTCGTTAAGTCACCGCCCTCTACTACGTTCTTACGCAGCGTTACCAAACTATTGGCAAATTCAAACCTGCCTTTGGAATCCAGTTTGGAAGAGATCGATAAGGAAACGTCGTCAAACATTCTTTCTCCGACTGTGTCGATAAAAGTCTCTATGTCCTTAACGTCCGAAGGGTCTGCGTTTTTAAGGTTCGCTTCGAGACGCAGTCTCTTTTTAATAGCTTCCGAACCTCTACTGCCTTCTAGTCCGCGTTTGGCTTTGAGGTTTGTTTTATACGGTTGAGGCGCGGGACGGGCTTCTATCGCTTCATCAAACGATTTACCGTCCATTAGGTCGGGTAAGTTTCTTGTTGGAGCGTCTGCTTTAAACCTCGAAGCGTCTACAATGACTGGTACTTCCGTCAAACCTAGTTCTTTGGCAGCTAAAGCACGGTGTAAACCTTCTTGGTCGTACGTTCCGTCAGCCTGTCTATAAATCGATAACGGAGGAGAAGCGTCGTTCTGTAATGCTTTTTTATTACGCGCCATGCGTTCGACATTTTCAAGACGCTCGTTCACAATGTCTTTTCTTGACCGCTTGGGGTCTGCTTTTATCGCCATGTCGATGTATTCATCGGGGGACATTACGGTCAACTTGCCTCCCGCTTTTAAAAAGTCGATGTCGAAAGCTGAATCACCTACCTCAAAAGGGTCACCCTGCGTTTTAAACCCTTTTACTTTAGGCGCGGTTGGAGCGTCGTCAAAGCCTTTTTGTATCTTAGTTAAAATAGCTTCAGCTTCGTCAGCATACTTTTTTAGTTCTTGTCTCTTCTGTGTAGCTGTCCACCCGCTATTCGGACCTAACAAGCCTTCTGCGTCCTTATTGTTAGCCCTTGCCCAGTCTTTAAATAAACCTTCTGCGACAGCGTCTTTAAGTTTAGGATCAGTAAAATCAATTTGTGGCGAAGGTCTGTTGTAGGTCGTTCCCATCTGTAAACTTATTCTGTCTAACACGTTCGACCGAGAAGGTTCTTCAATACCTATGTATTTATAAAAAGCCTTTTTTGCGAGGGAGATAGGAGGTTCGTCAGTTTCCCACTCATAACGTTTTGCTGTATCGGCTGGAAAAAGGTCATTAACCAAAGGGTCTATTTGATTGTAAAAATCATAGTAAGCTTTCCCCTGTGGATTTAATTCAGACCTGTCAAAGTCGGGCATTAACTTCACACCGTCTGTGCCTAACACTTCTTGCATTCCTTCGTAAAGATCGTCTGGAGTACCTTCGTTTGCACGAATTTCGCGACCGCGCTTCATCGCTTTCAAGCCTTTGATAAAACCAAACGTGACGGCTTCCAAACCAAGACCTTCAAGCACGTTCTTCAAACGCCCTGCGATCTCGCCTTCTTCGTCGTCATGAGCAAGGAACTCGGTAACTGGGTTTTGTAAGGACGGATACTGTTGAATAAAGTTAGATAGACGAGCTTCCTGCCCGTTAAACACCGAAAAGTCCGTTACGGCTCCAGCAACTACTCCACGTCGTACCGTACCGCCAAGAGCCTTCTGCGTCATGCTACCAGCTTTGGCTGCCGATCCCGCTCTTCCAGCCCATCCGAAGATAGGTACGAATCCCGTCATGAACTGAGCTATGCCTTCGACTGCGCTTCCCGCTACGGTCGTAGACTTACCCAAGAACTTCTCGTCGTAGTCTGGTAGGATGTCAAACGCAACGAAGTCCGCTAGGTTATAAATGCCTTGGACGGCTCCTTCGATGCCTCTAAAAGGTGCAGCTAAAAGATCAAGAAAGACGCTGTCGTCGTTGTCAGCTTCTTCTTGTCCGATTGGAAGTTGTGGGTCAGCCATAGTTATTTGTTAAGAGCTTTATGTATTTTATCTTGGTTTCGTATAAATTCTAAATAATCATCTTCGCCTATTATGTCGGCGATTCTTTTTATAGCGTCTGGAGTTTTTGACGCATCACTTTCTTCAGTTGCTTTAATAGCTTCTTCTATCTGTTCGGGGGTGGTCATCAAAGCGATTTTGGAGTTAATGTCTTCTCCGTATTCAAAACGCATACCATGGGAAGTGATTTTATTACGCAAGGTTTCTAAGTCTTGGAACTCGCCAGTCCAACGCGCCAGTTGAAAGTATTTTTCTTGGGCATCGTCTCGTTCTTCTTGGCTTAGTCGTTCTGTAGGAGTAAAAACTTTGCTGGGGTATACTACTTCAGAAGATGTTGATCTAAGCGCTAAATCTGCAAGCGCCTTGTCCTTATACTTCTCAAGGTACGTTTTTGCTTTTTTTACTTCTTCTGCCGAAACGTTTTCGTCAGCTATAAGTCTTAAATTTTTGAGGGTTTTGTTTCTGATGTCTTCCGCTGACTCCGCAAGTAGTAAATTTTTCGTTTCAGCTTCTGTTCCTCCTTGCAATTCAGTTGCAATTTTCTTCTTGTCAGTCTTTTCTTTGTCGATAACACGCTCCAGGTTTTGTATACGATGTTCTAATATGGTTGGAAGCTTTGTTACTTCTTCGTTAATAAATTCGTTAATGATCTGAGCAGCTTGTACGGGGTCTTGCGCGTTACCACCCGCTATTAACTGTTTGATCTTATCTTCAACCTTATTGTTTAAATCAGCATACGTGCTTGACCTTAACTGAAGATTTCGAAAGTTTCCCTCGACATCTGCATAATCAGTCAGTGCAGTGTCAAGTGCCTTTGTTACAGTACTGTGAAGCCTAGAATAAGCATAACTGTTTCCTAGTATTTCGCGTCTTGTATGCTCGTCTGTGTCAACGTCTCCTCTAAGTACTTTTTCAAATTCAAGTTGCGATTGAGCCGCATAAACAGGGTCTCCATCTTGTGCAACAAATTCTTGATAAGCTTTTAACAACAAACTTGTGTCTTTAAACGTTTCCCCGTTAAACTGCGATTCACCAGAGTTTTGTATAGCGTTTACAGCAAGTGTAAATTGTGATGCTATCAGTTCTTTTTTATCGTCTCTTTCTGCATCGTCTAATCTACCTTGTACTTCAACTTCCCGTTCGATCATATCTAACATACGATCATACTGATCTTCACCAAGCTTTCCGTTTCCTACTTTTAAATTTTTATCTGCCCATTTTAAAAACGTATAAGCCCGTCTTTCGTCTACTTTTGCTAGTTGTTCGGCTACGTTTTCAATTACCTTTATTTGTTGAGCTGCGTTAAAAGAATTCAATTCGCTCCAATCGACCAACCCCTGAGCCATGTCTATGTCGTACTGAGCGCTGTCTAACGCAGCGTCTTTTGCGGCGCTGTAGATTGACGAAGTGTTGTTAAGCAGCGTCTCGGCTCTAGCTACCCTTGATTTCTCTGCGTCATACTGAGCGGTCAGTTGGGTAATGCGTGGATTAAGAGCTTCCTGAAACCCTTCTGAAACGTACTGTCCTTGCAAGGCTGGGTTGTTTTCTGCAAACTTCGCTACTTCTTCGTTGATAATTTCAGCAGACGTTTTGCCGTCGTCGCCTTCCAACGGGTTGTTAAACCTACCTTCGGATGAGATGAGTTGGTCGTAAAAGACTTTTTGAGCGGCTTTACCTTCTGCTCTTCTCTTGCGTTTCTGATTGAGTGGAGAAGCCAACCAAGGAATGAAACCTTTACGAGATAGCGAGTCCAGTTGTTCTTCGGTATTTGAAAGTCTTGCCTTCACTTCGTCGGTGCTTAGACGGCTAAGTTCGTCTTCATGCATCTCAGCATCTATGTCAGCAATCGCTCCATACTCGCGTAAAGCTGGGTTGACCATCGAAAGTTGATCAACCAAATCCATCAGCTTGTTACGCCCCGCTTGTGGAACTGCTTCGATCCATTGCCCACCGCTTCTAACGGTCGCTTGAAGCTGTGGAGCGTCAGGAAGGTCTTGTACTTGAACTCGTTGTTTAGTCATGTTTATTCGTAATATGTTGTACCGCTGTAAGCTGGCGAGTAAGAAGCGTAACTTGTAGTCTTTGTGCCTAGAGGCGCTTTTGAATAGCTTGAAACCCCGCCCATTGAACGTTGAATATCCAGACCCGTACGTGCGCCGCTAAAGCCTGCGCTAGCTGCCTTGAGAGTTGCGGTCAAAGCGCTTTCGCGGGGTACGTATCTGTTAATGTTTATCAAATTGCTTCGTGAACGGAACCCAGCGTCGGTAAGCGCCAAGCCCGTTTGTAAATCCTTCATCTCCTGCTGACGTCCGATGCCCATGCGATAAGACGCTTCCTGTCGTGTGTAATCGTCCAACAACGCGTCAACGCTCAATCCAGCTACTCCAGACTCGCCAGCGCTCACGGTAGCCGTTGCCAATGCTTCACGACTCTTCAACGCCACGTCCGCCAGTTCTCGATTAGTCGCTTCCTGTTCCTGCGCTTGACGCATACGGACGGATCGTTGTTCCTGTATCGCCCGTTGGCGTTCGGCTGCTGATGCTTGCGCTTGATAACGGGCTTGTTGCTTCGCTTGCTTGCGTTGCCCAGCGTAGGAAGCCACGGAAGACCCGACACCTAACAAAGTAGAAGCCCCTACAGCTCCAATGGCTGCCGTACTTCCTGTAGCGCCTAAAGCTGTTCCTACTGCTACTGAAATTGGATCACACATATTTTAATTATTTATAGATTGTAAATTGTTGATAGTTCTCGATTCCGACGTCCGTCCATACGGCTCCTAACCACGTCAACCAACGCACGGACAGTTCGTTCTCCTTGCAAACCAAGTTGGTCAGGCATTCATGATCGCCCATGAGACGCTCTATCCATTCCTTTGAATGACGAAC